ACGGGGTCGAGCAGACCTGGAAGGCTCTCGAGAAATTCGAATCGACCGTTAAGTCCGAGCAGTCTGGCGACGCTCCGGTCGAAAAGCCGATCAAGGTCAAGAAGGAAAAGGCTCCCAAGGAGCCCAAGGAGAGGAAGCTCGCAAAGTCCTCGGCCGCTGGCTATGTGAAGCGGCCGACGCGCAAGATGTTCTCGATCATTCGCAAGATCGGCGAACATGACGGCACTCAGGGTCGGCAGCATCGCTGGGAGAACTACAAGGACGGCATGACCATCGTCGACGTGATCGAGACCGAAGGCACCGAGCCGTGGGACGTCTACAACTGGCTGTCGAAAAGGATCATGGAAGTGATCGAGCCGACGGATGCCGAGTATGCTGAGCGGAAGGCCGCGTGGTATGCGAAGCATGGCCTGACCGATCCGGAAGTGGTGAAAGCTGAGAAAGCTGCCGCAGCGGCCGAGGCGAAGGTCAAGCGCGATGCTGAGCTCGCTGCCAAGCGCGCCGAGCGTGAGTCTGCGAAAGCTGACACCAAGACTGAACAGCCGGTCGAGGCCTGATCTTTTCATGGTCAGCCTCAGGGTAGAGGCGTTCTTCAGCTACCTGAATGAACGCGAAGCGATCCGCCTTCGAAAGGAGGCGGATCGTGTCGCTTTGGAGAACTTCGAAACTCCACAGGGTTCTCCGTGGACATCTGATCCAATTCTCCAAGAATACAAGTTCACGAATGTGCGTCGTCATCATGATCGCACAAGCGACGAACTTCGCCGTAGATTCTATGGCCCACATTTCTTCGATGACCGCCGCACTATCATCATGAATTGTGCTCTGTTCCGATACTTCGGAACATGGGAATTCGCAGCCGCCGTTGGGTGGCAAGATTACGAAGATTTCGACTTTGAGATGATCAAGGAGACTGCTTCTGAGAGACTTTCTCATGGTCAGAGAGTCTTTACCGGAGCATATGTCATCACGAATCAAGGCATCTCAGCTCCTAAGCAAGAAGTGGTCGTCGACTACTTTCTCAGGGACCTGTGGATAGCTGTTCCAGAATTGATGAAAATCGTTCAGAAGACTCACAGATGGGAGAAAGTCGCTGAGTGTATGCGTGAAATTGGTGGATTCGGCGGAACCGGGTTCATGACGAAAGAAGTTCTTCTGGATACCACCTACACTGGATTCTGGGAGAAGAAGTTCGAGCATCCGAAAGACGGAAGCTTTTCACTTCCTGCTGACTGGGACACTTGGACTCCTATCGGTCCCGGAGCGAGGAGAGGCGCAGCCCGCGTTCTGGGTGATGATTCTGCTACACCGATAAGCGAAAGCAAATCGATGTATGTGATCAAAGAACTCTTGGATTACCAAGACCTCTGTTGGAATCACGAAGGACGGCTGGTTCCCACTGATATTCAATTCGCTCTGTGTGAATTCGACAAATATGAGAGAGTTCGCTTGGGTCAAGGAACGCCTAGGAGCAGGTATCGTGGGAAATCTTGAGTTCGTCATTCTTGCATGGTGGCTTCTCTGTTTCTACTTTCTCATAAGCTACTACGACGATACTAGATCTACAAGAATGTCGATCGGCACAGCGATCATTCTCTTTCTAATTGGAGGTATCGCGCTTCCTCTGACCGTAGCTTTCGGAATTTTCCTTAAGCTCACTAAAGACAAGTAGAACTTGTCTTTTACAGTGCTGCCGTGCTACGTTGTAGATGTAGAAGCGGAGCACGAAAATGAGAATACTCGTTGCGCTTCACCAAGTCATGGATCTTGGTGGTATCATCAATCACACAGAGCAGTTGATTGGAGGTCTGAAAGATCTCGGTCACACCGTTCATCTCAAGCAATTCGTTTATGCCCTGAACGCATTCGATCAGAGGCGAGATGGTGACTTCATCGTCGGTCCAAGTGGGATTCCCCACAATCAAGGTAAGGGCTGGAACTTCTCTCGAATGCAGCGCGTTCCCTACAGAAACGCAGCGAATCTGTCCTCGGCGAAGCTGATTCTCTCGAACTACGACCTCGTGATCTGGACAGTGCCAGTTCCTTCCAAGAACAAGGAGAACGTCGGCAATCACGAATGGGTGGAACTATATGACCTTCCGCCCAAGGTGAAGCAGATCGCCTTCATTCACGATGGCAACATTCGCCAAGGCGCTCCGCACATTCTGGCAATCCATAAGAAGCTTTCTGGGTTAGCCTGCGTTCATGGTTGTGCGCTCAACGGCTCCGATTTTATTCCGGTTCCGCGGGCTCTGATCCTCAATCCCCAGGAGATGCCTGTTCGTGGCGTCGCAGCTTGGTCTTCTAAGAAGCCAGGATTTGTGAACATGCAGACGTTCAAGGCTTGGAAACATGCCCATGAACTCATTCAAGCGATCTCCTACATGCCCAACAAGGAAGATGGTGAACTGCGCGAAGTCGCAGGCTTGGGTATCGAATACCAATACATGACTAGCGAGGACAAGTGCAAGCCTGAATACTTCCATGATGACAGACTCCATCATGAAGGAGAGCCTGCATGGTTCGCAGGCTTGCGCTTCTGGGAAGCGGCTGAGATGAACGGCATGGTCCATCACGGTTACTGGAACACGAACGAAGTCTCGGCGTGGCTGACGCAGGCTCGGGTCTTGGTTGACCCAAGCTGGTCCAGAAAGTATTCCGCGATCGGTGGTCACTGGAACCGCGTGGTCGTTGACGCCATGATTCACGGTGTCATTCCTGTGGCCACCGAGATGGGCATGGGTTCTGAGATCTTTCAGGAAGGTATTCACTATGTCGGGATCCCTGCCGGTGGTGAAGATCCTCAGCGTTACGCTGACATCATTCTCGAGACCAGCCACATGAACTATCGTCAAGCGGAGAATTTCCGAGACGCTGCTCTCGATGTGCTTCCTCTGTTCGACCGCAAGATCGTTGCCCAACAGGTTATTGATCTTGCGAACGGAAACCTGCAAACCGTCACCGGTTCCTTGAAAGGCGAGTTCGCTGACAAGGCTAGTGACATCATGTTCAATCACTTCGGAGTTCTGATGTAATGCAGATCATTCATTCCAGAAATGTCAACGAAGCTCTTCTTCTTGGGCTTGAAGCCCTCGAAGAATATGGCGTTCTTCGTGACAGTCGAAATGGCCCGGTCAAGGTTTTCGGAACTCCTGTGACCACGATTTACGAAAAGCCGACCGAGCGCGTCGTCTTCTACCCAGAGCGTGATGCTAATCCGTTCTTCCACTTTATGGAAGGACTGTGGATGATCGCTGGTCGCAATGATGTCGAGTGGATCAGCAGGTTCAATTCGTCTATCGTGAACTTCAGTGATGATGGTGTCACTTTCCATGGAGCCTACGGCTATCGTTGGAGAAAGCATTTCGGCTTCGATCAGCTGGACGTGATCGCCCATCTGCTGAGGACCAATCCCGACGATCGCCGCATCGTTCTCCAGATGTGGGATCCCAAGGTCGATCTTGCCAGAGAAGGCAAGGATTTTCCCTGCAATACCGCGATCAAGTTTCGAGTTCGCGATGGTGAACTCGATATGACCGTCGAGAACCGCAGCAACGACATGATCTGGGGAGCATACGGAGCGAACGCTGTTCACTTCTCCATGCTTCAAGAATTCATGGCTGCTTGGACCAACTTCAGGGTTGGGCACTACTGGCAGATTTCCACGAACTTCCATGCCTACATTTCGACTATGGAAAAGCATCGTGGACTCCTCCACGTTTCTCCAGGATTCGATGGATACAGTGTCGGAACTGTCTCTCCGTTTCCGATGGTGAACACTTCCATACAGTTGTGGATGCTCGAACTGGATATGTTCATCAACGAGGGTCCAGTGGTGGGCTTTCAAGATCCCTTCTTCAGGAAGGTGGCGATTCCAATTCTGCTGTCGTGGCAGGCTTACAAGCAGAAGAAGTATCTTCGAGCAGTTGAAATTCTCGCTGAGAACTGCGCCGCCGAGGACTGGAGAAAAGCCTGTGCAGAATGGATCGAGCGGAGAGCCAAGTGATGTATAAGCTGCTGACGAATCAGGAGCGTGTGAAGTTTCTTCGAGAAGCCTCCGACGTCCAGAGACTTCACACAATTCGGACTATCGGCGAATACTCGAATGGACAGCATTCTTTCAACACGCTGGCTATTCTGAGGCTTCTTCGTCCAGATGCATCTACTTCACTCATCTGGGCTATCGTAGAGCACGATATTCCTGAGCGGCTGATTGGAGACGTTCCTTCTCCAGCTTTGCATCATGTCTATGGTCTAAGCAAGCTGGCAGTCAGTGAGGCTGAAGGAGATATCATCAGCGAAGTTCTTGGCATTGATTCTCTGTCAGAACTTTCTGAAGATGACTACAAGTGGTTGAAAGGACTTGATCTACTCGAGCTGTATCTCTATTGTAGGGATCAGCTGAGTATGGGAAACAGAAACCTCGAGCAGATCAAGATCAGAATCGAAGAAACGTTCAAGATGAACGCGAAAAACTACCCAGAGGAGATTCTGGATCTTTTCTACGAGTGTAAGAACTGTGATTGGGTTCACCTTCCTGACCTTGTGTGCTGATATGGGAAACACGAACTGCGACAAGTGCGGTCACGACAAGAGTATGTGTTCCTGCCAGAGGTATGTCGCCCAAGAGGGAGGCGACCACTATCAGACTGAGTATCAGCATTGGGACTGGGTCACCGATATCGGCATGGGCTATCTTCCCGGGAACGCCACGAAATATGTCGCTCGCTGGCGTAAGAAGAACGGACTGGCCGATCTGAAGAAGGCCATGACCTACATCGACAAGATGATCGCCATTCGCGCTGTTGATTCGATCGCCGTATTCAACCACCCGATCGGCAACGGCTACAAGCTGGCGAAATGCACCGAACGCTTCGTCGCTGTGAACCAGCTTGGCGACAAGGAACGGTCCATCTGTGAGGCTCTCTCCTACAAGTGCGATGACACCATGTTGCGCGTTGCTCGTGACACGTTGGCGAGCCTTGTGCTGGCCGCTACGCTGGCGCAGGCGCGCGGTGCTACCACCCTACCCGGCGCACCTGCAAAGCCTGCCACGGGGCAACCGGCGGGCGCGGGCGGGGTGCCGCAAGGCAGGGGTGCGGGTGCAACTTCCAGCACCAGCATGGAGCATCCGTTCGGCTATGATGACTAGCATGAAGGAGGTCCGACATGACTTGGTTCCTTCTCGGAATCTGCGTAATCTTGGTCCTGCTTCCACCGAAGTGTGATCCTGCAATCAGGCTCAAAGAATGGAACGAGAAACGTGGTCATCAGAACGAAAAGTGATCCCAACAAGGGAGGGGCGCTTCAGCTTGGCTTCTTCACTCCTGAAGCCAAGTGGTCCCATCCTTCTATGTCAGATCTACCGTCTTGGAAGAATGCAAAGCGAATTGCAATCGACGCAGAGACTCGCGACCCGTCTCTCAGCAATGGTCTTGGACCGGGTGCTGTCCGAGATGGCTACACAGTGGGATGGGCATTCGCCATCGATGGTGGACCAAAGCACTACCTTCCCTTCAGACACGAAGGCGGTGATAATCTACCGACCGAGCAGGTTCTCAGATACCTGAGAGAGCAGATCAAGCATTTCGAAGGTGAGTTCGTCGGTGCGAACCTCGCCTACGATGTGGACTATGGATACAGCGACGGATTCGAGTGGAACCCGAACGCGAAGTTCCGAGATATTCAGATCGCAGATCCTTTGATCTACGAACTTCACATGAACTACTCGCTGAAAGCTATCGGCGAGAGATACGGAATACATTCCAAGGATGAGACCACACTGCTCGAGGCAGCAAGGTCTTTTGGGCTTGATCCCAAGAAAGGGCTGTGGAGGCTTCCTGCTCGGTATGTCGGAGAGTATGGCGAGCAAGATGTCGCTTCTCCGCTCGAAATCCTTCGAGCACAAGAGAAGATCATCGAGCAGCGGAATCTTCGCGAGATTTGGGATCTTGAGTCTGATGTTCTTCCAGTCCTCGTTCGTATGCGACGCCGAGGTGTTCGCATAGATTTCGATCGTCTGGAGCAAATTGAAATCTGGGCGGAGAATCAAGAAAGAGAAGCTCTTCGTCTGATCAAAGATCAGACAGGTGTCTCCATAGGTTTCGGCGATGTCTGGAAAGCTGGAGCTCTGGCACCCGCTCTCGAAGCAATCGGGATGCGTCTATCGAAAACTTCTACCGGCGCACCGCAGATCGATAAGTCTCTACTCTCTGGAGCAAAGCATCCAGTCGCGTCTGCTGTTCTTCGTGCCCGTAAGGTCAACAAGATTCGAACCACGTTCGCAGCATCTATTAGGAAGTATGCGATCAATGGGAGAATCCATTGTAGCTTTCATCAGATAGCACGAGAGGACGAAGACGGTGACCAGAAAGGCGTTCGGTATGGACGACTTTCTGCGGCTGACCCGAACATGCAGCAGCAGCCTTCTCCCGACCGCGATCCAGAGATCGCTGGCGAGTGGCGCAAGATCTTTATTCCTGAAGAAGGAGCGATCTGGGGCTGTAATGACTACTCGCAACAAGAGCCTCGCTGGACGACACATTTCGCCGCCGTGATGGATCTACCCAAGGCGAGAGAAGCTGCTCTTCGTTACCAGAACGATCCGAACACTGATAATCACGACATGATGACTCGCCTCATTCATGGTGATACACAAGTCGATGCGTGGCTGTCTGAGAATTCTCCGAACTACAAGGTGAACCGAGGATATTCGAAGAACATCTTTCTTGGTCTGTGTTATGGCGAAGGTGAAGCCAAGCTGTGTCACGACATTGGTCTTCCAACTCGCTGGGCTGTGATTACAGGATGGGGTGAGAATCGTCGAGTCGAATTGTTCGAGTATCGTCATGAAGCTATGTCTGCTAGGATGAAAGCTGGAAAAGGCTTCGTGAAAGAAGTCGCAGGTCCAGAAGGTCGAGAAATTCTCGATAACTTCAATTCGGAGGTTCCGTATGTTTCGGAGCTTGCCAAGGCAGCGACCAAAAGAGCAGAGTCGGTCGGGTTCGTCAGAACAATCTTTGGCCGACAGCTTAACTTCGAGCGACGTGATGATGGAACCTATGACTTCACCCACAAGGCTTTGAATCGAATCATTCAAGGCTCTTCTGCGGATCAGACGAAGCTGGCCATTGTGGAACTGGATCGGGCAGGATATTTCATCCAGCTACAGGTTCATGATGAAACTGATGGTAGCTTTGGATCTGTCGATGAGGTCAAAGCTGCTGGTAGCATCATGAGGGATTGTGTTCTTGATCGCTGCAAGCCGTGGGTTCCTTTCAAAGTTGACACTGAGTGCGGACCGTCATGGGGAGAAGTCAAGAAATGAAAAGCAGGCTTATGGATATTCCTGGTCGGTTTATCACCGAGACAGAAAGGCAAGGAAGTTCGATGTCGGCCTGAAGGATGCTGTCTGGCTTCCCAAGAGCCAGCATGAATGGGATGAGGCAGAAGGAATCATCACTCTGCCTGAAGATGTGGCCATCGAGAAAGGCATGGAGAATCTCGTATGAAGTGGAACCAGAAAACGATTCACAAGTGGGGAATCGATACGTTCGGAGACGCTGCTCTCAACACTCTGGGCGTCGCGATCCGTATGTCTAAGGAAACTGTCGAGTTGAGCAATGTGCTCATGACGATAGATGATGTGGAAAAGATCTCTATTGAAGCGGCCGACGTGGCGATCGTGCTTCTTCAGGTGGCGAACTGTATTGGCTTCGAAGCCCAAGAGGCTGAGGTTGATGAAGTCACCGACGCTGCGATCGACACCGAGATCGATGTCGCGATGCACATGAACACAGCAACTATCGATCTTATCTCGACGTTATTCCACAAGACCGATAGGAAGCAGACTGCGGTTCAACTGAGGAAGATCATGACTTGCCTCGGTGCGCTGGAAGAGATCTACGAGTTCGATCTGAATGAGAAGATCCAGGTCAAGATGGAGATCAATGCCGCCCGTCAGTGGGCTCAGAGCAGTGACGGGAGTTTCCAGCATGTCTGAAGATATGAAATTCATGATGGAGGCTTTTCTAACTTCAGAGCTGAGCCTCGATCCTTCTACTCAGGTCGGTTGTGTCATAGTCTCTAAGGGAGAGATTGTTGCTCGAGGTTTCAACCACGTCCCCTCGAGAATAAGGCACTCTCCAGAAATGCTTCTTGATCGCTCTTGGAAATATCCCAGAGTGATACATGCAGAGCAGCACGCTCTTTCTCAGATTGCTCATGGTAGCTATCCAATCATGAATATGTATGTGACGCATTATCCATGTGAGAGATGCGCTGCTCAGATCATTCATGCAGGGATGAGAAGAGTCATAACTCATGAGCCATCTCCTGAGATTCTCGAGAGATGGTCTGGAATGAAAATCTCCATGGAGATGATGATGGAAGCGAACATCACTGTTACGCTTCTGGGACACTAACGCTTTTCTCTGTTATGTCTTTGCTGTAAAAGCCAAGTAAGGGAGCAACTAAATGATCTTTCATCCAGAATACGGAGTGTGGTATCTCGATCATGGAGATCCATATGTCTTCACAGAACAACGTAGAGACTATGGAAGAGTCATCCAGAGAGCTCACGAAGGAAGAGTTCTTGATTTCGGAGCTCACTGTGGTTTCTTCAACGTGTATCTCAACAAATCCTGCACTCCAGTAAGTGTGATATCTGTGGAGCCTGACATCAGGATGACAGAAGTTCTTGCGAAGAACGTCTGTCAGTGGAACACTGAAATTCACATGGCGGCAGTCGTGGATGAGTCTTTTGAGGAATCCTTCGTCTCACTCTACTTAGGTAAGAATTTCTCGGCTACGAACTCGATAGAGAAGTTTCGTGGAAGAAAAGAGGTTCGAGTTCCAACCTTGAAATTCCAAGACTTGCTGAGAACTGGCGTCACATTCATCAAGTGTGATTGCGAAGGAGCCGAGTATTCTCTGAACTGGAGAAATCTACCTGACACCGTCAGAACAATCGCCATAGAGTTCCATTTCCATCGTCCTGGATGGGCTGCAGAAATGGAGAATATCAACGGAGATCTTGCGATGCAAGGATTCCGCTTTCTGAAAGTTCCGAAAGTGAATCTGTTCAGAAAAGTCGACATGGGTCTCTATGTCAGAGACTAGTATGAAATCAATTCTAACGAAAGCACTTGCTTCGTTAGACCCTGTGTGCATCGAAAGCCCAAGGACAGGACTTGGTATTCCAGACGTCAACTTCATAGGTGGATGGTTCGAATGCAAGAGTCTGGACTCTTGGCCCAAGGGAGCAGATAATAACCCGGTGAGGTTTCCTCATCCACTGAGTAAGGAACAAGGAATCTGGCTTTACAGAAGAGCGAAGTCTGGGGGATTCGCTATGGTCTGTGCAAAGGTTTCCTGCTCTTGGTTTTTCTTCGATGGAATATGGATCAAAGACAGATGGGGAAGAATGAATCGTGGAGAGATGATCCTGGAGGCGGATCTGTATATGCAGAAGAAGCTGGAGAAAGACAGACTTCTTCAGTTCATAGCAGATCGATCGGAGAGCTTACGTCATCTGAAAAGATGATGATCTATCGTCGAAGGCTTGAGTTCACTCAGGAACAGATGGCTTCGATGTTTGGAATACACAGAGAAACATACGGAAGAATAGAGAGGGGACAAGTTGAGTTCAATGACAAAAATGTAGTTCCCGACCTAGGAGGCCTTGCTGATTTCGAGAAATGCTTTCTTCTGAGAAAGCGTTCTGGAAAAAAGCAAAGAGAATGCGCTCACAAAATGGGCGTGACAAGATTCTGGTTCAATCAAATGGAACTTGGAAAAGTTCCATGTGAGCCACTGATTGACTTCTGGAGAAAAGATGCAGGGTGAAAGCAAGAGGTCAATCGAATTCCTGAAGAGATGGAATGCTCAGGGACCGTGGGTTCTGACAAGCATCAGCACTGACAGAAAAGGAATCACAACAACGACTTTCTCTTCTTCGGAAGAGAAAGAGATGCTGTCTTGGCTGAACAAATTCAACGGTGAGAGAAACATCTATTTCTCTGTGAACACCGTCAAAGGCAAGGCCGCTAGCAAGGCCAACAAAGAGGACATCTCTTCTGCTGAGTGGCTCCATGTTGACATAGATCCGACTGATGGTCAGGACATCAAGGAAGAGCGTGAACGAGCATTGTCAATGCTCACAGATCGTCTTCCTAAGGGAGTTCCTGATCCAACCTGCATTGTCTTCTCGGGTGGTGGTTATCAGGCTTTCTGGAGATTGAAGGAGCCTGTTCAGATAGACGGCGATATCAAGAAAGCTGAAGAATTCGAGCTCTACAACAAACGTCTGGAGCAGATCTTTGGAGGTGATCACTGTCACAACGTAGATCGCATTATGCGACTTCCTGGAACAGTGAACATTCCAGATGCCAAAAAGCGAAAGAAAGGCCGTGTGGAAGAACTGGCGGTTCTTCTGCAATTCACGAAGAATACCTACGACCTAGACCAGTTTAAGAGAGCAGCAGCGGTTCAGATCTCGAGCGATAGCTCGGCCCGCGATGGTGGAGAATACGGTCAGTCTCTGGATATTCCCGGCAATGTGGAACGAGTCCAAGATCTTTCAGAATTGGATACTTGGAATGTGCCAGATCGTGTCAAGATTATCATCGCTCAGGGTATGCATCCTGATCAACCCAAGAAGGATGATAATTCTCGTTCTGCATGGTTGTTCGACTGTGTCTGCTCTCTGATTCGTTGCGGTGTTCCTGATGCGGTGATCTATTCTTTGATCACCGACTCTGATTGGGGAATTGCTTCTTCAGTTGTTGAGCTCAGAGGCGGCGCTGATCGGTATGCTAGAAGGCAGATCAAGAGAGCGAAGGAATATTGTGAGGATCCAAACCTCACGATGATGAATGACCGACATGCTGTCATCGGAAACATTGGCGGAAAATGCCGAGTCATTGAAGAGATCAATGATGAAGTGCTTCATCGCAGTCGCATAACTCTTTCATCTTTTGAAGATATCAGAAATCGTTACAGTCACATACAGGTTCAAGTCGGCACTACTGACAAGGGGTTGCCAGTAATGCAGTCTCTTGGGAAGTATTGGCTGAACAGCCAGAGTCGTCGTCAATACGACACAATGAAGTTCATGCCTCAGGGAGATAGACCTGGAGTCTATAATCTTTGGAGAGGTTTCAATGTTGAGCCTCGTCCAGGAGACTGTGGTATCTATCTGGATCATATTCGAGAAAATGTCTGCTCTGGCAATATTCATTACTATGAGTATGTCATCAAATGGATGGCTCGTGCTGTGCAGACTCCCGCCTCTCCAGGTGAAGTCGCCATCGTTCTTCGTGGCGGCAAGGGAACTGGTAAGTCTCTTTTCGCGACTGTGTTCGGTCGCCTCTTTGGGCGTCACTTTCTACATGTCGCGAACCCTTCTCATCTTGTCGGGAACTTTAACGCTCATCTTCGAGATGTCATTGGTCTGTTCGCCGATGAGGCTTTCTTCGCTGGCGACAAGCGGCACGAATCAGTTCTGAAGATGCTGGTCACTGAAGACTCGATTCCGATTGAAGCCAAGGGAGTCGATGTCGAGACGTATCCGAATTATGTTCATCTCATCATGGCTTCGAACGATCCTCACGTCATCCGAGCAACTGGAGACGAGCGTCGTTACTTCGTTCTCGATATGGGTGAACGCAGAAAGCAGGACAAGAAGTATTTCAAGGATCTTCTGACCCAAATGGAGTCAGGTGGATACGAGGCTCTTCTCTACTATCTGCAATCCATTGATCTGTCTGACTTCCAGGTCCGTGACGTTCCTGATACGGAAGCTCTTCAGGAGCAGAAGCTTCTGTCTATGAGCATTGATGAAGAATGGTGGTATCGAAAGCTACAGAACGGTCGTATTCTAGATCATCACTCGTCTTGGGATCGAGATGTTCTGTGTGACTCTATCACACATGATTTTACGAATTATGCTGAGAAGTGGAAGTTCTCTAGACGTGGAAACGAAACTGCTCTTGGTCGGTTTCTTTCTCGTGTTTGTCCTCACATCAACAAATCTCAGCGTCGTGTGATTTTCGAGGAGCCAGACGAGCAAGGTCGACCCAGAAGAGTAGCGAAAAGAGCTTACTATTACGATTTCGGCACTCTCGACCAATGCAGAGAAGCATGGACGAAGATATATGGCAAGATCGACTGGATGGAGCCTGTTCAGCTGGAGCTCGATCAGCCGGAAGAACCGTTCTGATTTTCACCGAAATTGCGCCATGCTACACTGTTATCATGACACCAAACGGAGCCCGCCTGATGCCCTTGCGCCTTGGCCACACCCTTACCCCTGCCAAGACCCTTGCTGGCCGCGCCTATGGCCGCGCGCAGCGCACCCTAGCCCATTGGTGCAGCACTAGCACGTCCAAAACCGTCCAAGGAAACAGTCATGAAGCCAATGCTCGCCTGTAAGTTCGACAGAACACTCGTTGAAAGTCAACTTCCAGTTCTCGCCCAGCCGAAATTGGATGGAATTCGGCTTCTGATACGCGATGGAATCGCTTGGACAAGAAGCCTCAAGCCTCTTCGATCCACTTGGGTTCAGTCTTGGGTTACAAGACACAAGAGTCAACTTGAAGGATTGGACCTTGAGGTTGTCACCGGCGACCCTCTGGCTCCTGACGCTTACCGCAGAACGAGTTCTGCAGTAATGTCCTACGACAATCAGGACGCCCTGAATTCCAAGTTCTACATCTTTGACATGTGGGACTCTGCTGACATCTACCTGAATCGCTTCTGGCATATTTCGAATATAGAACTACCGACATTCTGCGAGGTTCTCGAGACTGTGACAATTTCTTCTATGGAAAGCCTGCTTGAATATGAAGCAGGATTGCTCGCTCGCGGGCATGAAGGTGTGATTCTGCGCGACCCGAACGGCTACTACAAGTTCGGTCGATCGACACCCAAGGAGGGAACTCTGGTCAAGATGAAGCAGTTCCTCGACACCGAGGCCACAGTCACTGCGGTTCATGAACTGAGGCACAACGCGAATGAACAGACCATCAACGAACTCGGATATGCGGAGCGATCCGGACACCAAGAAAACCTCATCCCGATGGACACACTTGGAGCGATTCAGTGTGTCGGTCGTTGGCCGGATGGTTCAGAGTATGAAGTCCGTATCGGCACAGGTTTCGACGAAGAAACGCGACTGCGACTCTGGCGGCAACGCGACGAATTGATTGGTCGTGTTGTCAAATTCAAATACTTTCTGACTGGAGCGAAGGAGGCTCCGCGCTTTCCTGTGTTCCTGGGCTTTCGTGATGCCGACGACATGGACCCGAAACCGCAGTCTCAACAGCTGAGTTTGTTCTGATGAACCACGACATTCTCGCTGACAAGTTTCGCAAGGCGATGGGAGGTCGTCCACAGATTGCCGCAAGAGATCGGTGGTCGGAGTTCATTCGCACTCGTGAAACTCGATTGGTAGTTCGATATGAATGGATCATGGACCGTAGATTCTACGATTGGGTTCATCAGAATCTTGATACTCTCGATATTGAAGACGGAGCTGAATGGTTCGGAGTTTACATTTGGGAGCCTTCAGACATGGTCGCGCAGCCTCCCCTTGGGTAAGCTACCACTACGGTAAGTTAGGAGACCTCTATGAGAGCAGTTTTCGTCGGAACACAACCTTCGTCTTATGAAGACGAAGGCCTCGTTCTTCCTGTTAGGCCGGGAAGTTCTGGTGATCGCATCGTCAAGATGATGGGTGTCACAGAGCAAGCGTTTCGTGAGAACTTCGACTACATGAACGTTAGCGCCCGCTACGATCCTGATGGTTTCTCTCCGATCTACCATACCAGAGAAGTCTGGAACATTCGATCTCTGCTTCGCGGACGCAAGGTCGTTCTCCTTGGGCCAGCGGTCGCGGAAGCTTTCGACATCGAGAGAACCTCTTACCACTGGTGCGACTGGTTCGATCATCCCAAGTGGGAAGACCATCATGGTCTGTTCACAGTGATTCCGCATCCTTCCGGTGCGAACAGGCTCTACAACAACCCTGAGATATTCGAGATGGTGAGAAACCATCTTGATTTCATGTGGCAGCAGCGCGACCAATAAGAATTGTCACGCTCGGAGCGCCGTGCCATAGTGTAACTCTGGACAGCAGGAGGCTACCATGGATATCGTTGAAAGGATTACTCAGCTTCGCAAGATGGTTCCGGAGAACGGGGCCACCGAGGATGAGGCGCTGGCCGCGCTGAATATGGCCGACAAGCTGATGCAGAAGCACGGCATCACCGAGGCTGATCTGCGGAAGGTCGAGTTCAGCCGCGACATGCGGACTGGTCACTTCCAGCAGAAGCAGAAAGTCGAGCATCCTTCCACGAAATTTTGCGGAATGACGATCGCAAAATTCTGTGGAATCATGACGTGGTGGAACACGTCGCGCGGTCGCGCCGAATATTTCGGCATGAAGGACGATGTGGAGATGGCCGAGTATCTGACCAAGGTCATTCACGACGCGATGGATCGCGGCTGGAAGGAGTATCTCCGCATGATGCCCAAGGGAGTCAGCGGTTCCTCGCGTCATACTGAATACTGGTCCTTCATGCTGGCCTTCGGCAACCGCATCAACAAGCGAATCGAGGAACTGATGTCTGTTCGTGTCGAGACGACAGGAACAGACCTCGTGGTGCTCAAGAACCAGATCGTGGTCGAGGGCGCGAAGGTTCTACTTCCTGGGCTTCGGCTGTCCAACAGCAGGGTCGGCGGTATCGCTGTCAACGGCGCTGCTCTGGCCGCTGGTCGTGCTGCGGGCGACCGAGTGAATCTCAATCGCCCCCTCTCGGAGTCCAGCACCGGAGGGAGAAAACTGATCGCATGAAAGAGGCGATTGTCCTCGTCCTATGACTTTCAGCTTGGGCAGACCGACTCCTGGAACTGAACAGCGGCCATCTCTGGTGTGACCTGCATCGACACGAAGTGCCGCTCGGCCCAAGGAGAACCGCTCCAAGTGGCTGAAGATTCCCACCGAGGCGATCCGTTCGGTCTGGAGTGACATCCAGAAATTGTCATCGGCTGCGTCTCCAGGGTATGCTATAACTACAGCATAATCCTGGAGGCTACCGATGCTGATTGCAGTTCGCAACCACCTCACTGGCAAGACCAACGAGATGGACCTGCCTGTGACC